GGCAATGGATCATCTCAAAGACCTTATGGATAGAACGGACAGGGTGGAGCTTAAGGGTCCGAATCTCGATCTGTCTTTTTCTATAAAGGGTGTGGGAGCTGTCAAGTGCGACGGAAAAATGAATATTCCCGACGGGGAGGTATATACTGCACCGATTAGAGATTCTATGAATGGAAGCATTACATACAATACACCATCGGAAATTGAAGGCTTTACCTACGAAAATGTTCACTTTGAGATTGAGAAGGGAAAGATTATAAAGGCTACGGCAAACGACACTGAGAGAATCAACAAGTATCTGGACACCGATGAGGGAGCAAGGTATTTCGGAGAATTTGCAATAGGTGTGAACCCGTATGTACTTGAGCCTATGAAGGACATTTTGTTTGATGAAAAAATATGCGGAAGTTTCCACTTGACTCCGGGAATGTGCTACGAAGATGCACCTAATGGAAATAAATCCTCTATTCACTGGGATCTCGTAATGATCCAGAGAGCAGAATACGGCGGAGGGGAAATTTACTTTGACGGAAGATTGATACGAAAAGATGGATTGTTCGTCATTCCCCGGCTTGAGGGTCTGAATCCGGAGAACTTGAAATAGCCTGAAATCCATTGAACCGGAGCGTTGACCAGACATCAATGAGAGAATAGAAAATAGAGTAATTGTGGGAGAAAAGAATGAAAAATTCAGTTATAAATGAAGTAAAAAAACATATTGAGGAAGTTAGACCCATTGGAGCTACCGTCACGGTCGTATCTGCTAAAAATAAAAGTATTTCAATTACTGCTAATGTAAAGACTGTACAAGGGGCGGGGCTTGATAATATAACAGCTAATTTCAAATCAAGAGTAAAAGATTTTTTTAAGGACAATGTGTTTAAAACAAGCTATGTATCACTTGCAAAGATAGGAAATATCCTACTTGAAACGGATAATGTTCTTGATTACAGTGAACTTAAAATAAACGGTGTAACCGCCAATATTGAACTTGAAGATGAGGAAATTCCTCTTTTGTCTGATGTGAGATTTGAGGTGAGATAATGAGCGAGTGCTATAAGGAACTAATGCACTATTTACCGACATATTGGCAAGATGTAAAGGAAATGGTCGCATTACAGGATAGCTTGGGCAAAGAAGTTGGGGAACTTGATTGCAAAGAAAAAGATGTCTCTTCTCAATGCTTTATCGAGTCTGCGACATGGGGGCTTGAACTGTGGGAAAAAGAATATGATTTGAAAACTGATTTATCTTTATCCTATGAACACAGACGAGAGATGATAAAGGCAAAGTTAAGAGGTGTAGGTACAACAACAAAAGAGATGATAGAAAATGTGGCAAGAGCATTTTCAAACGGTGCGGTGCAAGTGGTAGAACACAACGACAAGTATTTTTTCGAAATAAAGTTTGTTGGTACTCGTGGAATACCTGCCAATATGACTGGGTTAAAGAGTATTTTGGAAGAAATAAAGCCAGCACACCTTGGCATTAACTATGTATTTACATTTGCAACTTGGGGCGAAGTAAAAAAGAGGACTTGGGGTGAAATTAAAAAGCTAACTTGGGATGGTATAAGACCCCTGCCAATGAATTAGAGGTGATGATATGCAAGAAACAACAAATTTAAAATTAAGAAAGCCTGAATACAATGAATATGCAGATGTAATGGACATAAATCACAATATGGACATACTTGATGAGGAAGTTAATAAAAAGCTTGAAAAAACAGAAAAAGCGGCAGACAGCGAAAAGCTCGATGGCTTAGATAGTCTAATGTTTGCAAGGAGCTACTCTTTTGCAAACAATGATTTTATACCAAAAGAGATTTTCAATAATCCGGCACATTTGCAGTCTTACATTGGAGGTATAAACTATGGAAAAGAAGCAGAGCTACCTGATGATTTTTCAAAAATAATATTTTTACCCAGCAATTTAGATGGATATGGTACTCAAATTGCTATACCTTACGGCAGTGGAGATACATTTGGTGTTTATTACAGAAACGCAACTACAAAAACTTGGAATTCTTGGTTGGAATTGTTGGATACCAGAGAGAGAGCTGGTTTTAATTCAACAACAGACGCTCCTGGTGATGATGCAAACAACTGTCTTGAAACAGGTAAGGCATATGCTTGTGTATTAGACCGAACAAAAAATTTACCATCATTTAAAGGCAGTACAGATGAAGGTATTATTATACCTTACATGATGATAAAAGGGCAATTTGGTTCTCAAATTTTTATGCCTTTGGATAGTACATCTATTTGGTTAAGAATAGTTAAAAATGGAGTTTGGAGTAAATGGTGTTGTATTGGCGGAGGTTCTTGGAATCAGGAATTACAAAAAGATAGTGAACAGGTCGTAAAATATCAAAGATGGGCGAACTACGGGCAAAATCACGTGATTTTCGATGCGTCTAAGGGCATAAGACCTGACGGACAAGCTTGCGACAGGACAAATGCACAAAATCAATGGACGGCAACATATCCGACATTGATGGGCTTTAATGGACAATACACGTATGGATTAAGAACCGACAGTGCAAGAAATGCAGATTGCGTTGCAGGTTTTCAATTTCGTAACAACAACGGAATTTTAGAAGTATTAATTAATGGAGTGTGGATGAGCGTGGGCGGACAGATATATAATAGATATGCTACGACAACAGGTGGGGATCAAGTGGGCGTAATAACAATTAAACCTTTTGGAGAGCCGAGAGCCGGGATACAAAATGAGTATCAGGAAGGTCAAGAGGTAGTATTATTTGATTGGCATAAACCAAGTAAAATAATTAATTTTAGTGTTAACACTGTCGAAGTACCACATTATACGATTCCTAATCATCAAGGGATTAATTTAGCAAATATAAAAATATATTTAGATGATATATTAGCTTATGATATTACAGAAATGAGAGGGGTTAAGATGAGATTATTTTCTGCTGGAGGGAATTCAGCTGAGTGGCACAATAGATATATAGAAGTTAGAAAAAGGTTTAAGGTTGTTGGCAAAGTTACAAAAAATAATATCGGAGCTGTTCATCCAATTATCTCTTTAGATATGTTATATTACGAAGGATAGGAGGAACTTATGAAAATTATCACAAGAACAAGAAAAACAGGCGAATACCTTGGATATTATATCTTAGAAGATAATGAAGAAATAAAAGTTCAAGAATTTGAAGAACTTCCACACAAAGAAAATCATTATATTGAAACTTATTTTGATGACAAAGAGAAGTTAGTGAAACAGAAATATATTGAACTACCGAGATCAAAAGAACAAATCTTAGAGGAAGAACTCAACAAGATGAAAGAGCAAGTAGAACAAGCAAACAAAGCTATAGAAGACTTGGTTATGAAAAATGTAGGATTGTAGGTGATAAAAATGCTTGCTTATATTAATTTAAAAATAAAGCACTTACGCTTTATTATATATACTTTATATTTATATCTGAAAGGAGATACTATTATGTATGAATTTTTAGCTTATCGTGTAATCACAGGACATTTAACTTGCATACCTGAAAAGGCTACAAAGACAAAAAGATTGATACCTGAAAGACTTAGACCGCAAGTATTAGAAATACTCAAAGAAAGTGGTTTTGATGGTGACGGACAGCCACTTACAAGTGAACAAGGTAAATAGTATCTAAAACAAGGCAATAAATTGGGACTGATAAGGTCTTTTTTTATTGCCTTTTTACACTGTGATTTTTTCCGGAAAGAGAATTTCAACGTTTTAAGATAGCAGATAATCTATTAACAAAAAATTAAGTAAGGAAGTTATATAGAGTGACACTACAAGAGGCTATAAATCACATAGATGAAGTCATAAAAGATACTGAATGTGAAGAATGTAAAAAAGAACACATTCAGCTAAAACAGTGGTTAATAGAATTACAAGGGTTTAGAGAACAAAAGGAGATGATACAATGAATTTGAGCAATATTGGAAAGGTAGTATATACAATGATAGCAATAATTTTAGGAGCAATAGCCAATGCACTTGGCGGATTTGATTCTGCTCTTAGGTTGTTAATAGTTTTAATAGTAGCGGATTATGTTACAGGTATTGCTGCAGCAATAAAACTACAAAAATTAGACAGTTCGGTTGGATTTACCGGGCTTATTAAAAAAGTAATAATATTAATTTTAGTGTGGGTAGGATTTGAACTTGATAAGTCCTTAGGTTCTCAATTTTTAAGAAACGCTATAATATTTTTTTATGCCTCAAATGAAGGTGTATCGGTTCTTGAAAATACGAGTAAATTAGGTGTTCCATATCCTGATAAGCTGAAAGAAATATTAGAACAATTAAAAGATAAGGGAGGCAAAACTGATGCCTAAAATATGTATTGACCCTGGACATGGTGGAAAGGACCCAGGAGCAACAGCACAAGGAGTAAATGAGAAGGATATAGTGATAAATGTCTCTACAATACTAAAACAGTTATTGGAAAGACAAGGTCTACAAGTCATAATGACAAGAACAAATGATACATTTGTAGAGCTTAAAGATAGATGTAACATTGCTAACAGGGAAAAAGCCGATGTATTTGTTTCCATACATTGTAATAGTGCATCAAGTACACAAGCACACGGATTTGAGATATTTCATTCAATAGGTTCAACAAAAGGAAATAAGTTATCTGCTGATATAAAATCATCTGTGAACGAGAATAAATCATTAATACGAGCTGACAGAGGTATTAAGACAGCTAATTTTACTGTACTAACTGGAACGAATATGCCTGCTGTACTTGTTGAGTTAGCCTTTATATCCAATGATGCTGATAGAGAACTACTAAAAACTAAACAGAATGAATTTGCTCAAGCGATAGCAAAAGGGATATGTAATTACTTAGGGATAAGTAATATAAGTAATAAAGGTACTGATATATTATCAGAGCCGACAGTTACAATTCAACAGATGAAACAGTGGGCGAAGACAAGGACATCAAATAGAGAGTTTATTGACTTGGCAGAGTTATATTATCATTTATCATTAGAAAGAAATATTAATCCGGCTATTTCATATGCACAATTTGCGCATGAGACTGGATTTTTATATGCTGTAAAATCAGCTGCAGGACTTGACGCATCGTATCATAATCCTTGCGGATTGAAAGTGCCACAAGGTGGTGGAGACTATGATAAAAATGCACATATGAGATTTAAAACATGGCATGATGGTATATCTGCGCATTTAGACCATTTGGCACTGTATGCAGGAGCTAAAGGCTATCCAAGAGAAAACACACTTGATCCAAGACATTTTCCTTATCTACTTGGAACTGCTAAAACCGTGGAAGAGCTAAGTGGGAAATGGGCACCAAGTCAAAGTTATGGGGATAAATTAAAAGTATATATAAAAGAAATGGAGAGTATTAAAGTTATGGAAAATACACAAGAGCCAAGTGCATGGGCAAAAGAGAACTGGGAAAAAGCAACTGAATTAGGTTTGATAGACGGTACACGACCAAAGGATAACATAACAAGGCAGGAAGTAGCAGCAGTGGCTGTAAGATTATATGAAATGTTAAAGTAGAGATAGATCCCTGCAATATTATGATATAATAAAAAAGTAGTAGCTCCTGCAGAGAAATTAATTAATTAATATGTAGTGTGAGTCAAGACGGTGCAATAGCACTGTCTTAGCTCGTAAAAATAAAAACTATACTGACCGCATTTTGACCACACTTCATTATTATTCTATTGAATTTAGTATATATTTGTAAATAAAAACACTTTAAATTCAATATTTTATTCGATATAATATCAAGTAGCAAAAGAGTGGGAGTAATAGTAACAAATATGTTTCTCCTATAAAACCGTTGAGAACGCTGAGTTTTAGCGATTTGCAGGGGCAAAAAACTCTTGAGTGATACTATTTTGATACTAATAAGTCCCAAAAGTAGGTTCAAAAGGGAGTTGTTGAATTTAGGTAAATTCTTTAAAGTCTTCCATCGTTTTGGTGGGAGGCTTTTGTAAAAGAGTAAATGATAAATTAGAATTTGTGATGGTGAATATATGAGAGTAATACTTAGTAGAAAAGGATTTGACTCAGCGAATGGAGGAATCGCAAGCCCTATCTTTGAAGACGGAACTATGATTTCGTTTCCCATTCCAAGCGAATTAGACAATAGAGATACCTACGAGCAGCTTAGTTATAAGAAAGAAAGCTATAAGAAAATCCTTAAAGATTTAAAGTACAATGGCATTGAATCATGTCATGTTGATCCTGATTTAGACCAGAAAAGAAGAACAAAAAAGATATCTAACTGGGTGCCAGCTTTTGGACAGATTAATTCATCAGCCAGATACCTTACCAACATAGGAGTTAAAGAAGGAGACATATTCCTGTTCTTTGGTAATTTTCATCAGGTATACCAAACGGAAGGAAAGTACAAGTACACGAGAAGAACAGGAGACTTCTATAAAGATAAAGACTTGCAGGTTATATGGGGTTATCTGCAGGTAGGGAGAATCCTTTCTACTTCGGAAGAACAAAAAGAACTATGGTGGCATCCCCATTCTATCGAAGAGCGAAGAAAGAATCCTACTAATTTGATATTCATAGCTTCTAAAACGCTGTCTTTTGATAAAACAAAGTCTGGAGCGGGACTACTTTTGTTTGATAAGAAGAGAGTACTAACACTAGAGAA